TTGCCGCTGATAACGTGATCGCCTGCAGGAAGTGTTATTGTCTGGGGAGCTGCGCCCTTGATGATATTATCGACTGAAATAATCACTGCCGGCGGGATTGAGGACACAACAATAGTGCCGGTGGTTGGCACAGGCGGAGGTATGGGAACAGGCGGCGGGATAGGTTCGCCAGTGACTTCCTTTAGAATGTTTGAAAGTGTAGTGATGTCTACCGGACTATTTGTCACCCAGTTGTCACGATTATCAATGAGTGCAAAGGCCTGGTCGCAATAGGTCTGAAAGAAAGCCCATGTCATTCTTTGCCGTTTGCCCCAGGTAATGCAAGTTAAGCCCTCAGTGTCATAAGCAAAGACGTAAACACAATGGCCGCCCCAGCTTCCCGGCTGGTTGTTAGTGATGGCAACATCCCAGACGTCTTGATGCTGTGCTGAGATAGGCAACCTAAGGCCGATGTAGAGGCCGTTAAACAGGTAACAGGCCGCCATACATTCGTTCTTGTCCTGTATGTTGACCTGAGCAAACGCATAGATGCTGTATTGATTGCCTGCGGTTTTCCAGCCCTGCTGCCGCCATAGGTTGAGGGAATTCAGCATATCAAGGCCGGAGTCGCTACCGCCCGTCTCTAGAAAGTATTCGTTTGTTACCTCGGAGTCAGTGATCGGGATATTGCAACCCTGCTCAAAACATTCGAACCGTAGAGTCTGGTGTGCCCTGCCAGCTATGACACAGTCCCCATAAATATCGTTCTTGAACATCCGTGTATCATTGAGAACAGGATAGCGTGTGTCCACATCAAAAGCAGCAGGATATGGCGGCAATGTCCGCAGAATGGTTCGCAGTTTGATATTCCTAGCATCATCGTGAAAGAAAGCACCTAGTTTCATCTGAGAATAGTCAGTCATTTTTATACCCCCCAATATCCCAAAATAGAGAATGTGGTATTAGTACCAGCACTAAATGTATTGGTTTCAACTACTCTGCTACTGTCACATTGCGCGATAGAGATAGGGGTGACGGAGCCGTTAAGAGCTGTTTTAGCAAGGGCAGATCCGTTCGCCCTCATGTTCCCATTGTTACCAGTAACTTGGAATAATACCGCCTTTGCGCCAGCCGGAATAGTCCCTGACAAGTCCCAATCAACCCATGTATTACTGGTGAAGTAGGTTTTAGTTAATGACCCGTCCAGTTCGTGGAATACAAATGTCATATCGGAGGCTGTTATCACTTCGCCTGTTGCTATTGTCATTCTAAATCTCCTAGATAGTATATACCATAATTAACAGTTGCAGTATCTTCTCTGAGATAATTGTCAATGGTGGTTATCCCTTGACAACAAGTAAATAGTGTGCTACACTATAATTACTGAGATAAGAAAAGGGGTAACTGAGATGGAAAAATACACACTCAAGAATTTCGACTACAAATTTCCCAATGACGATACTTGTCTTGAATGGATAAAGAATCAGAGATATCCTAATGGTATTGAATGTCCTGAATGCGAAAAAGTTACAAAGCATCATCGTGTAAATGGACGCTCTTGCTACGCCTGTGATTATTGCGGACATCAAGTATTCCCCACTGCTGGTACCATATTCCATAAATCTTGTACTCCGCTTAGAACTTGGTTCCATGCTATCTTTTTGATGGCTAATACTCGTTGCGGCATTTCCGCAAAACAACTTCAACGTGAAACTGGCGTTACTTACAAAACAGCTTGGAGAATGTTCAAACAGATTCGTACACTTCTTAACGAACAATGCGGTATGTTTACTGGTGAAGTCGAAGCTGATGAAACTTACGTTGGTGCTTCTAAACATGGCAAGCGTGGTCGTGGTGCAAGTGGTAAAACAATCGTTGCCGGAGTTGTCGAGAGACAAGGTGATGTTTCTGCTTCCGTAGTTCCCAATGTTCAAGCTAATACGCTTCTCCCGATGATAATTGAAAAGACTTCACCTAATGCCATAATCTACACCGATGAAATGCCTAGTTACAATAAGCTTGATAAAATCGGTTTTGAACATCGTGTAATTAACCACAATGCCAAACAATACGTCAATGGCAACATTCACACCAATACCATTGATGGCTTCTGGTCTCTGGTTAAAGGTGGCATTAGTGGCGTTTACAAGCATGTTAGTCCTGATTACCTACAAAGTTATGTTAATGAATATTCATTCCGGTATAACCATCGTAATGATGAAACCCCTATGTTTCAGAGTTTCATGAATCGGATTTAGGTTTATGCTTAATTGGTTGCGAGGCTTTGTTTAAGATGTTCAGAAATTCATCCTCTGTAATACCATATTCTTTTTGATTCCCCTCGTTTGCTAGATGCAAAGTTATTTCAGGGTTAACTGTCGCCTTACCTTTCATATATTGCTCCACATATCCATTGATTCCTTCCCTCACTGTATTTGCTATAGTCATATGTTCATTGAGGTCATTCTGAAGCGTAATAAGGCTTTTAATATCCACTGCTGAAAGTTTCGGCGCTTTGATACGAGTTAATTCAGCAAAAGGTAAACTAGCACGAGCAGAACCAAGTGAATAGTTCATGATTACTCGTAGATATCGTTTACTCTTTAACACGGACAAAATATATGTCGCGGGATAATCTTTTGATTTCGGGTGAAACACAACATACGCTGGACTAACGAGCATACCACTGAGATAAGGCGGCACAACCCCGATACTACCGATATTTACTCGATATGGGTTATAAACAAGGTCTCCAGCACTAACCCTTTTATAGTTCTGAGTAAAATCAGAACCTAAGACATTATCATCAAGAAATACGCCGTGTTGTGAAACTCTAAGAATACCCCATGATTTATCAGGTTCTTTCGTTGGGTCAACAGTATCACTTATTTCTTCAATAATGTCAGTTCCTAATTGCTGAAGCTCCCCTTTAATATCAGGGATATCTTCCATATAATAAAACGGCCTAAGATTCCAGTTATTTGTCTTTTCTATCGTATCCTTTTCAACAATAGTGGCTTGGCCCCTAATGTCGTTAGGCTCGTCATATTCACTGAGAAGTTTTTTTATATCGCTATCACCTTTAATCGGTTTTCTTCGAGTATTCAAAGCGAAACCGTCATTAAAAACAACAAAGAAATATGCTTTATTAAATTGAACACCTTTTTTGAAATAAATGATGTTAGTTTTTGTCGGAGTATACGGCATAAAAACACCTCTTGGCAAAGATACAATGGTTAATTTTTCTGAACCTTTAACTATTAACTCTCTTGTCTTGCCAATCGCTCCGTCTTCGTATAAAAAGGTTTCAGGAACAATGACAGCAGCCCGCCCGCCAGGTTTAAGCGATTTCCAAATATGCTGAACACAAATTGAGTCCGCATTTTTAGTAGGAATGTCATAATAACCACCGTATTCAGTTTCTTGAGAGTAAGGGATATTTGAAAGTACAATATTGTATGCTTCTTTAATAGGGTTAGCAAGACTATCAATTTGTTGAATGTTGGAATGACCATCACCAAATAGAATCATGTTCATTTTGGTGATTCTGGCCGTAGATGTTATTTCCCTGCCAAAAACAGTTTTCTCTCTGACAAATTTAAGAGTGTCGGTATTGGTCATGTCGGTTCTTAATGACAAATACTTAAAAGCCTCTAGTAAAAATCCACCAGTTCCGCAAAACGGATCGTATATTGTTTCACCCAATACAGGCTTAACCATGTGTACCATTGTGCGTACTATATGGCGCGGGGTAAAATATTCTCCGAGGTCTTTATTTCCATTGGTAACACTTTTTAAGAAATATTCAAATGCGTCCCCTTTTACATCGGTGTCAGTAGCTTGTAAGTTTATCGGATCAATTTGAGATATTACTTGTTGAAGCGTGGTTGGATTTTTTATACCCAATGTATTGTTAAAAATATCTCCATACTTTTCCCTCATTTTACCCCATACTGTGTCACGGACAAAATCAAGTAACTCATCGGGATTCTTTTTGTATTTTGAAGTAAAACTACTCCAACAATACTTTTCTTCGATAGTCCTTTTTAAGCCTTTTTGTTCATTTAGTCTCTCAGATTCATCTATAAGTTTAAGAAATAATATCTCTGAAAACATTGAGAATCGTTCATAGCCATCTCTTAAACCCTCTTTTCTGAGTAGTTTATTCGTTACCTTAAAAATATCAAGTAAGGCTTCCCTTGTGAAATTAACGCCTTTCGGTAAGGAATATATTTCCGCTCCATCTTTTAAAAAACGAAGTGCTGTTAATTGGTCAACGAAATCTTGTAACTCCGCGCCATCTATTTTTAGAGGCTTATTATCGCTAATATGTTTAGCTGTCACGAACGTATCATTAAAAGCGAATGCCAACGGCACGCCAAGCGGTTTACCGTAAAGTGTCATTGCCTGTTCCATAGCTTTGTTCAGGTCTTCGCCCGGTCGCTTGGCTTCTATAACCCCAATGGGATAAACACCTTGCTTATCGTAAAGTACATAATCGGGTTTATTGCCGTGAAACAAGTCGTTTAATTCATCAGTCTTAGCTTGTTCCTGAGTAACATTACACATAGGGTCTTTTTCATCAAGGTTCCAGCCTAGATTTTTAAGTCGTAGATTTATTTGTGTTCTAGTATAAGCTTCAAGAGGTGGTCTGAGCATAACTCCATCCTACGTTTTTATGATATAATCTATTATTCTACCATAGTATAGACTACGCTTTTATCAGGGGTTACTTGTTGTCAAGGGATATGCACCTTGTCAATTGCATCGGGCTGAATAGTTACACTAGACATATTTAAGTCCCGTTTATTTTAGAAATATTTGCCACTAGACTGCCAATATAAGCCGCAGGGTTGACTGTTCCCTCCACTGTTCCTGACCAGCCAGAAGCCGTATAGGTTAATGTTAGATACGGTATTAACGAACCGTTATGTATTGAATAGAATTTACAACCAGCATCGGTACTATTCTCCACTGAATCATACAATTTAAGATTGAGTATTTTGCCCGTGTTAGTAATAGCATCGTTAACGAGAGAAAGGGTACTCCATGTCATCCAACCAAAAGATGCAGGAACTACCGAACCTACCGCAGTTGATGTATCAATGTCTGTACTGGTATTTAATGCGCCAGCTGTTCCCCAGTTATTGCTTGTTTTAAAAAGGTTCCAAGTAGATTGTGACTCCGACCAGTCTGATCTGCGTACTTTACAAACATTAAATGTTCTTCCTACAGGGGAACCATCATAGTTACCGTACCAATAAAGACCTAAAGTTGCGGCAGATACAGTTGCACCAGCAGGGAGAGAAGTCATATCACATTTTAGTAATCCGTAACACCGATAACCGGCATAATCAAAAGCCCAGATGGCAGAATTACCGTTATAATTTGATGTAGCTGTATCTTCTCTTAGATAATTACTGGTAGGGTTAACAGTTAAACTACTCATGGTGCAGTCACCCATGAATCACTACAGGCTAGAACTACATATTTTGAATAGGTGGAATAAGCAGCGATTCTCTGAATATACCCTGACGTGGTTGGTTTTGTGGCGGTCAACGCACCAGCCGTTGAGAGATAAAGTGGCAGTCCAGCCGTTGCCCATGACCATGTATCATAACGAACCTTTGAATCTCGGGTAGCAATCCAGCCAAATTTATTAACTGTATAGGCATTGGCGGCATCCATCGACCCTACTACCATTGCAATCCGCACTCCCCCGGACTTAGCCGCATTACTGCAATCGCCTTTGTACCAAAGACCATCCGTAGATTGATAGACCATTTGTCCATAGGCAACAGTCTCACCCCATTGAGCAGCCTCAAAAGGCGGGGTGCATGACTGGTCTTGTGTAAAGTTGGTGGATTGGTAGCTAACACCAATATCAGTCAAGGTGTTTGTTCCTGATAGATAAGTACAGGTATCAACCAATAATTTATTAGTCATTAACCCGCCGCCTAGATTCCCCTTGATGTCGTTCCATGCCCCGCCGTTAATTGCATGAATCAACGCACCAGAAGCCAATCCCCAATCAGAGGTTGAAATATCAAAAGTGTTGTATGTAACACCATCGAGAACAATACCATCTACTGATGCACCAGAATATGCTTCCATACCTAATCCATAGAATTTATTGATTTGCGTGGCCCCATATCCTGTGGCGTAAGTGCCGAAGAGATATAGAGAGGCTGTCCCATTCTGGTGAATAATACCGTCAAATACATTATCCGTAATCCAGCCGTTTCCTGTACCATCGCCATTTGAATATAATTTAAGGCCAATGTCAGCTCCCCGTAGAATAAAAGGACCGAAATGGCAAGTCTGAATATACTTATTACCCGCACCCGCACTACCCACCGCATAAACTTGGAAAAGAATAGAACCTGCCGGAAAAGAAGCATTATCTAATCCCTTATGAAATCCAAATACGCCCCTCATCAAGTCAGGACGTTCCGCAAAGCCGACCTCACCATGGCACAGGACACCTACCCCCGCATGGGTCGATGCCATCTCATAGTACAAATCTTGTAAATTGCCATGATGTCCAAATGTGATAGTTATTGAAGCGGAAATATAAATTCTTGTCCCGCTGTCACCGTCTTTGGAGCCGCCAACACCCCGGAAAAGCGCTGTTAAGGTAATATTGGCCTGAACATTAAAACTGCCTTGAGATAAATTAACCAGCCCGCCTACACCCGCGGCGGTTTGGGCCAATGCCCACTTAGCCTCATCATTAGTGCCTGTACAAACATAACCACTGGTGGCGATCGCCCAGGCTTTCTCTTTCGTTGTGGCATCGTAGGCAGCCAGGAATACAGGAGTTCCGATGCCCCCGCCCATCGCGGAGACATATGCTTTGACGCTTTGCTGACTTGGTACAAGGATGGCAGAATTAGAGGCCATATCATCCTCATCTACAAGTGGAGTGACATCAGCCCCCGCAGTAATCCCCGCGAGTTTTGCTTTTTCAGCCGCAGTATAGACTTTATTTGTTGACCCTGCTACTACCTGATCGGCATTGATATTAGTTAGTTGGCTGCCATTAACCGCGGGGAGTCTACCACTACCATCTAATATCACCGCATCGCCAGGAGTTGTGCTGACAGTTAAAATATGCCTATCAACGGCATTGTCCTCTACCTGAGTTAATTCAGCCCCTGCATCCTTATGTGTTACATTTACCATATAATTCTCCTTATGCTAAAGAAATCACGTTCCAGAAGGTGAGGTCATAAAGGGCCCCACTGTTATCAAAACTAACGAGATAGTGATTGAAGATGATACCACTGTTGAGCGTAGCCGTAGCTGGAACGCCAAACAAGCCAGCCTCTTTGATGTAGTAAGTTGATTCAGCCGCGGTGAAGAAAGTCGCAAAGGTTAAATCGTTGACAGCCCTCGTTTTTAAGGTAATGCCTTTTCTGGCAACCTCTGCGGTTAATTGTGTATTACCTATCGCAACCGCTGTAGTGCTGGTCCCGAGTGCAAGGTAGGTTATAACAGCCAGTATCGCATCCCCAGCCAATCCTTTCCCAGTTGTGCATATCAGGTTATCGCCGGATAACTCTTTATATAGTGTGTGCGTGCCTTTATACCACGCCTGCAATTTCCATTTTCCGTGTATAGAAAATGATTCTGAATTGTATAAAAACTTATTCATCTAATCTCCTTCTTTCACAACCAACTTCCAAAGCCCCATTTAGTACCATCGCCCCAGTGATAGTGATTCTTTGCGTGACTATCAATGGTGTTCACCTCGGATAATGTCAGTCGTTCGTGTTCCACATTAAAGGTTGGTACTATCCAGCGATTAACAATCCCCGAGCTAAAATCGTCTGTAGCCAGCGAATTGACCTCAGAAAGCGTTAGGGTTTCAGTATTCTCTAATATTTCCCTCAGGACGTCATTTGATGTGTCTACCGTCTGCACACCGTCTTTCTTGAGGCTGATAATCATGTCTACCAGATCAACATGATATTCCCCGAAATAGACTGTATAGTTTCTTTTAGCGTTTGTTATCAGGTTGGTAGTCACCCTGTTAATCAGGAAATCGTCATCAATAGACCTGCTGGCATCTGTGAGATGGATAGTCATGCCGGCGAATAGTCCGTCTTTCGTGGTGTGGAATGAACCCGATTCCTTGACATAGGCGTTTGTGGCCAGAAGTGCCTTCGCTGCCTGCGTAGCCCATAAAATAGAATTGATGGTAGTGTCGACAATCTTCTCATCAAACCATCGGCCATAGAGCGTGTACGATGGCAAGGATGACACTCTTATCAGGATTGGCACATCATAGCACCCTGTCACCTTAACAGCCCGCAGTAAGGCACTGGGCGGGTTAAGGAAGGTCAGTAGTTTCTCTTCGTAGTTGTAGAGAACGTCAACGGTCAACGGATCTGAAATGTTATCAATGCCGATAGACTGTAATACCCAGTTCGGAGTAACATCATCTCCTGAATTGATGTAAACCTGTAGACTGGTTTCGCCTGATGGCGCGTGGAGTTTATAAGGCAAGGTTATTAGTGTATTCAGGCCGTCACTGGCAAACTCCCAGCTTGCGTCGTCGCTGAGATAAGTTCCCCCGATTACCGTCACTCTGTTAATAATGGCGGTAGCATCGGATTGATACTGTAAATCGAATATGGGGAAGGTCGTAACGTTATCCGGTGAAGTGGAGACGTTAAAAGGCGCTGCGGTGATCTCCGTACTGAAGTAGTGGAGTTGTTTGTTATAGTCGACATACCAGTCGTAGCCGGAGAGGTTGGATAGCGTGTCCAGCACATCACGCAGTTTTACCTGATTAAATGTAATGCGGTCGTGGGAAATACCATCCTCAACATAAACCATCGGGTACATTCCAACCATATAGGTTGCGAACAGGTCATTAATAATATCCTTATCAGTCACATTTACATACGTTCTGTTAACCAATCGCCTTTCGAGCAGAACGGTGTAATCTTGGCAGGATACATCCCAAAACTTAGTTCCGGCTATACTTGACCTCTGGATATCGACGATAATTCCTGCGAACAGACGAGTCCCTAGACTGTTGTAAATGATAATCTCACTCTCTTCCGTTACAGTCAGGTCGCCATTCATCGAAAACGAGCAGGTGTCGATCTTATTAGTGATCAAGTTATCAATGACAAGAGACTCGATATGGACATAGGCCGAGTAGTCCACGCCATCTATCAGGAACGAGCCTGCTCCACCGGTAAACCACTCAATAGGGTAGGTATATGGATAAGGCATTTAGACTCCTATTGTCAGCGTAATAGTTCCGTCATTTGCGGTAGTGGCCGTGACTTTAGTTGCCCCAGCGACTTTGATTGATACCTTTACCGTCTTTGTTGCGGGTTGAAGGTCTATTGGATATTTATAGGGATAGCCCGTCATGCGTAGCCTCCCTGTAGTTTGATTTTTCGCATCAGGGCATTGGCTATATCATCAATGTCTGAATTCTTACGTACTGCAAAGTTGTTTCCGGTAATCAAAATACCACCCTTGCCTGCAGGCGTAATCATCTCACCCCCATGCACTACCGCTACCTGAGGCTGTCCAATGGCACCCCTGACCATGCCGCCCACATCATAACTGGGGATTGTGGTTGGGATTGGGGGGCCGATGGGAGTCTGTGACTCACCCCCAAGATGGCTGATATTACCAATATTGACACCAGGAATCTTGTCCATTAAATCAATGACTTTGTTCACCTGGTCAATTAACCAGTTAACGCCACTTTCAACAAAGGTCACGACATTATTCCACGCTGTCTTGATTGCACTAACCACGCCATTCCATATATCACTGACTATGCCTGTTATTTTGCCCCAGTTCTGAGCGATTAAGATAGGTAAGCCCACAGCCGGGAATAGAATAGCTAAAATCAAAGCCCAGTTTGTCTTGAAGAATCCAACAATGTTATCCCAAATCCCCTTCAGGAAATCGACAACGGTATTCCAAATCTCAACCGTCTTTTCTCTGACTACATCCCAGTTCTTAGCAATCAGGATAACAGCGGCAATCAAGGCGACTATGCCGAGTATTAGGAGTCCGATAGGGTTGGCGTCCATTGCCTCATTCCACAACCACTGAGCTGCGGTAACGACTCCGTAAGAAATGGCAAGAGCGGCATGAACGACCGTCTGCGCTACAACTGTAATAATGGCTATATTCTGCGCAGTCAGTAGCATTCCCATGCTAGCTAAAAGACCACCCATAACCGTGAGCAATATACCCAACACGCCTACCACAATCAAAATGACTTTAGCTAGACCGGAATGTGTTTGTGACCAATCCGTGAATACTTTAATCAAACTACCGATTTTATTAATAATTGTTGTGAGGGCAGGTGCTAAGAGGGATGCAAGATTAGCGGACATGCCCGCAAACGAGGCTTTTAATGTTTCTAGCGAATTTTGTAGTTTAGCACCGGTAGCGATTTGGAGGTCACTTAATACCGCACCTGTAGAATGAGCAGCGTTTCGGTAATCTTGCAATCCTTGTGCGCCATCTGCGAGCATGGGCAATAAGTCCCCGGCAGATTTCCCGAATATAGCCGTTGCGGTTGCCGCCCTCTCGGTTGGGTCCTGTATTCCAGCTATGGCCGAGGCAAGTGTCATAAACTGTTGGTCAGGAGTCATGGCCTGTAATGTTTTTAGATTAAGGCCTAAACTGGCTATAGCCTTCTGAGCGACCTCGGAACTGCCTGACATATCGGTTATTGATGTTGCCATAATCTTCATAGAAGTTTGGAGATTCTCAACTGACCCACCAGTGAGGTTTAAGGCAAATCCCAATTCCTGTATGGCAGTAGTGGAAAGTCCTGTCTTCTGGGATAATATTTCCGTTGCTTCAGCAGTTTCAGCAAAAGTTTTCACAGCAAGGGTCATAGGGACAACGATGGCAGCACCCGCAACCGCCATTTGCGTCCCGATTGTTTTCATGGCTGCGCCGATAGCACCGAACGATTTTGTCCAGTCCTTTTCTGCTGATTTAACCTGTCCGTTCAAATCCGTTAGTGCTGTGGTGAACGATGAAGTAGAAGCCCCGATCACCACATACAATTTGGAGAGTATTCCTGTATCCAAGTTTTTCTCCTACTTGACAAAGTATGTAAAAGGGTTTATAAATGGAGTTCTCTAAGACTCCGTGATATTTTCTTTGCCGCCCATCCGGGCATTCATTAACCTCATCATGGCTAACTGCTCGTCTGCTGTAGGTTCTTTGACGGCCTCATTCTTATTTGCCTTCTGCGGCATGAAGTCTTGAGGGGTGAAGGCATCCTGTTTCGGGTCTCTGTTGACATTGGCTATTACTGAGCAGATTAGACCGGCCCGGTAATTCAGCCACTCTGTATCGTTGTTGTAACGCTGTAAGAGGGCGTCATATTCTTTTAGTGTTAGTTCCCAGAACTCATCTGAGGATAGTCTGAGATCGTACTTGCCGATTGCCCAGAGGTCGATGAAGTCTGGGGGTTCACCACTAAAGGGGTTACGTCTTTTTTCTCCGGTGTTGATGCTGAAACGGCCTGTTGCAGTTTACCCGTGACCTCTCCCAGTTTAGAAACGTCCAGCAAATAGCCAACATCCTCGGCTGTGAGTTTCTTGTCCTCCCAGATAAGGCACGCCCAGATGAAGGCGATTAGTTCGGACTCATTCATCTCTGAGAAGTTAAAACCTTTGAGTAGTGACTTTCCAGTGAGGGAGGTGAATTGTTGCATTCCACCGAGGGTTAACTTAAGATGTCTTGGTTTATCCAGTACAATTTCAACCAATGGTATTAATTCGGACATTATTTTTCTCCTTAAAATAGTGAGGGCGGGTTTTTATGCCCGCCCTCTTGATTGACGTACTGCTAGTTATGCAGTTTTGGCGATGTTAATTACGTAGGTTTTGGCTACCTTGCCTGTTTCAGTGACTACGATGGTCAACACGGTCACTGTGTTGATAGCACCGATGGTTAGCGCAGACGAGGCCACGGTTGAGGTTAATGTAGCGTTGGTA